ACATCTTGTGCTACCCCATCCGTTCCCCATACAGGTTTAACCCGTTGGTATTGCACCCCTCCAATGTCATCGGTAGCAATTATCTCGCCACTCCCCGGTGTATATCCTACGTTATCTGCCATTATTGAAGTGTTAAGAGTCCGTTAGTTTGGTCAAAATCAACCGTTAAAGATTCACCCGAAAGCAGGGTGATACTGCTGCCATAGTCAAACCACCCGATAAGCGGTCCACCAACAGCGGTAGAATTGTATACCACCACATAGCGGAATGGCCCTGTGCTGCCACCCGTTGATGTCAGGGTAGTATCAGCAACCACTAACTTATAAAGTCCACTCGATTGAGCAGATGAGGTAGTGGTAAGGTTACGGGTAGATAGGTTAGTGTAGGTTATTTGCGTAATGTCAGCAAGTACACTATTTGCAGCAGTCGGTAAAGTGTTTGTTAAAGCTATCGTTAGCTGATTGCTCCCGAGATTGTGGGTGCCTTCGGCTACTGCTTCCACGAATGAATCGAACTTATTGAAAGATGCCATCTGTAATTATTTATGCAAATTTACTCATTACTTTTCGATTTCAGCACCCCTGCAATCCTACGGGCAATACCCCACTTATTCGCCTGATATAGTTTCATATCGGTCAGGTTTGTAATAAAGCATACTTCAATCAGTACCGTTTCAGCATCCGCTTTCATCCAAGCCAAAGACCTACGGGCGGTTAGTTTCTCCGGTCTGATTCCCCTATCCTTAAAACCAAGCGAAGTAAATACCTTCAGCAGAGATTCAGCCAATCCCTGCTCAAATTTGCTCACATTATCGGGTACTATTACCTCACTCCCCTTTGCTTCCACGTTTGCCGATGCGTTCCAATGGATGTCAACCAAAATATCCCGTTTGCTGAACTTACCACGCAGCCAAGCGAGAGTTTGAGCGAGTGCGTTGGTATTGCTATCGGTAAGCGGCACAATGCCCTCCTTTTGCAGTTCGGCTACAATCATATCCCTTAACTCAATAGCTAAATCACGCTCAATGTAACTGTTGCCGGATGCACCTGGATCGGCTCCACCATGCCCGGCTGATAGGATTATTTTACGAGCCATCTTTTCCAATTTAAGTATAAAGCGGCTGCAATAGCCAAAATAATACCCAATGAGAACCAAAAGGGAAGCCGTTTAGTTTCCTTATTACGATACTCCGATTGACTGAAAGCAGTTATGCTGCCCGTTGCCTTTACGCTATCCCTACGGATGCCGTTAGCCACCTCTTTACTTGATGCCTTTACGTTCTCATAGATTATCCTTTTGCGAAGGATGGGAACGGTTGTATAGGTTGTATCGAATAGTTCTACCGTCTTTGTCTGAATGTCTATCCATTCCTGTAAGGTACGGGTAGTATCAATCACCGATACCCTCATTGTATCGTAAACGTACACCGTTACCGTTTCGGTTTTACCCTGTGATTTGTTTACTGAATTGCATCCAAATAGCACTATCAGTACTACGATTACAATAAAAACAACGGGGAACCAATTATACTTTGGGTCCTTGCTCATCTGGTACGATTGCATAGTGTTCACCATTTGCTAATATTGCGGAAAATACCTCCAATAGGGTTGGCAGGAATGCGATAATAGTTGCTACGCTTGCCATTTGATGGTCATTGAGTTTGAATATCTGAAATACTGCAATAACGGTGGGGCCGGATAGTAATCCGATAACCCTCTTTGATTTGCGGTACCATTTCGGAGCCGGCTTGTTTACATTGGTTAAACTAATGTTTGTCTTTCCCATTTCTATATTTGTTTATATTCACGAATATTGTTACTAATGCGCTTGCAATGGTGCAGTAGGTTGCCAAATCCGATGCGGTCAGATGGCTGAATACCCATAAAAAAAGAGTTACAAGCAGTCCATTTATTCCTGCATCATTTGTTTGGTGTTCCATGTCTTAACGCATATTTATAGAATGATTCAAATACTACACCCCAAACGAACCACATGATGAAAATATCAAGCCACCCGAATACGGGAGTGTAGTAATGTACTGCCGCGAATAAAGATAGCAGCATTGCCGTCTTTGCAATATGCCAAGCATCGAATCGCATCCAATTAAATGTCAGTTTAACGTACTGCCATGATATTGACGGATTCCACCATTTAGCGTTGTACTTGCTAAATATGGACTTTTCAAAGTGCCACAATAGTACATCCATTACGGCATTGAAGAAAGCGGCTAATATGATGAATAGATAAGATGTCATTAGTTAGATATTATTTTCCAGTTAGCACCATCGGAAATGATGTGTACTCTTGAATATTGTGTTGATAGAGTTTGAGTAGTTGCACCATCTATTGTTTGCGTTCCGTTCGGGTCAACTGTTATCGTACCCGTTCCGCTATTCTTTATGATTAGTATTCTCCCCGTATTACCTACTGCCGTGAATAGGTTAACGGTGAAAGTACCCGATGTGCAATCAATTACATAATCATTTGTTGCAGCGGTGTATGTTGTTGTACGGGCAAGGTATGCTTGATTGAATCCTGTGCCTTGAATACTTCCTGCTACTTGTAATTTATCAGTTCCGTCATCTGTTGTTTTTCCAACAAGTAAATCACCTGCTGAAGTTGGGTCTATTATAATACTTAATCCAGATGGCATTCTTATACGTTCAACACTATTTGCAATCAATGATACAGAGTTTGCTGCTTGTAGATACATTCCATTTGCAGGTGCGGTTGATGATGTCGGAATGAATGAACCACCTGTAACCGTTCCCCCCACCGTTGCATTGGTGGTTACTGATAAATTCTGTACCGTTGCCCTTGCTGATACGTTCATACTCCCACTCACCTGCAAAGCATCTACTCCGTTATCGGTGTTGGTGTTTATTAATGCAGTACCATTAACGGCTAATCTTGCAGCAGGGGCGGTGTAATTTAATCCAAGATTACCGGTAGGTAATATTAAATTTGTTGTCGTTCCTGTATTATTGCCTGCAAAATGAATAAAATCAATCCCTGAATCATTAGTTAGCGTTAATGTTTTTCCATTCGTAAAATATGTGCTATTGTAACTTTGTTTAAAGTCGGTAAAACCCCATCCACCTGAATTTCTTGAAAGACGTAATAGTGAAGTAGTACCTGTTGTTCCGGGTGTTTCAATGTGTAATAAAGTACCCGGACTTGTAGTACCGATACCTACGTTGCCTGCGTTATCAATTCTAATACGTTCTAAAGAGTTAGTATATATTGCGTATGATATACCTGTTTTGACCGTTCCATCACCGCCTAATATATTGCCTCCTATAACATCTAATTTCGCACCAGGACTTGTAGTACCGATACCTACGTTGCCTAATCCGTTGACAATAAAAGAATTACTATTTGAATTTGTTTGTATTCTAAATGCACCTGCCGCAGTCATATTAGAGCTATGCGATAAATTGTCAATATCTAACGCATATACTCCGTTACTTAATGAAGCAGCAGTTTGTTTAATTAAAGTAACTGCTCCACCTGTTTCTATATTTAATTTCGCTGCCGGACTTGCCGTACCTACCCCCACATTCGTTCCATTATCAAATATCTGTGAATTACCGATAGCAGTTGATGAAGTGAATTTTGATACATAGTTAGTAGTACCACTTCCTGCAATACTACCTCCACCACCACCTACACGCATCCATGTCCTCTTATACTTTACATAAAGCGAACTATCAGCAGGTCTAATTAGTATCTGCGAACTATCAGCACCAACTCCGGCAGCCGTATCTTTAGTCGGAATACAGATACCATTCACATAACGAACCTTACTACCCGTTAACTGCCATTGTGCGGATGCACCAACGGATAGAAGTAATAGTAAAACGATTATAAACTTTCTCATATGTATTTATTGTACTAAAATTATAATTTTCTCACCTGCGAAGAACGGCACACCCGAATCAACGGTTAAAGTACCACTACCAACAGTCCACACCACACCCGTACCAGGCAATCCACTATAAGCAATGGTTTCAAACGATGTGCCACCCCTACTGCCATAAATCATTGTCTTACCTGCACCACCCGGTATAGCTATCGAAGTCTCACCACCGCCAGCAGTATATTGCAGTACCTGTGTAGTTGTACCTTGTATAACGATGCCTGTTGGCGTTACGGTGGTACCTGCTAACGAATAAACACCTGTACCCTGATAACTTACTTGATAAGTGGCGATGTCCTTATTCGCACCCGTAATGGTGAAGGATTGCAGCCACGCTAACCCTGATACTATCACTAATCCACCTGCCGTACCATTGTCAATAACGAATTTCAATGATACCAACTCCCGATTGAGTTGGCTATTCAGCATAAACAGGTAGGAATAATCATCTAATACAACAAGTCCATCTGCTTGTATAGACCATGATGCGACATCGGGCCGGGATTCTCTGAACCATGCACTACTGATATTAGTAGTTTCCATCGCATCCACCTCTACCGAAAAGGTGCAAGTCCTTGCACACGCAATGAGAGTGTCGGTCATTGCGATTGAATTGTACCTGTATAGGTTGAGTTTCTGTCCGGTTACTGGTGTCATACGCAATCTATTCCCATTGTTAAATTTGATCCGCTAATAGTTATCGGAGTGTATATCCTTGCACATACCGATTGCCCCGGTAGCAAAGTTACGGGGCCAAACGCAATTCCATCACACCGTATGTAAGAGCCAGTCCAGTTAGAACCAGTTAAGTTAGTGTATTGCTTACAGGTTGCAGTTGGTGTTGCCGTTGGTGTATCTATTTGCGTATAAGTAAGTACCGTATTCGATACCTGCATGGCAGTACCTGACAAGGTATTGTTAATGTAATCAATGGTGCAGGTACTCATAATAAACCTTGCAGAGTTCACATTAACCAAACTTGAAGGATCTTGTACCCCGAAATTATGTACCAACCCCACAATGTAATTCTCTGCCTGATTAAACACATTGTAAGAAGTGAAAGCCATGTTAATCTGTGGCAAGGAAAGGATGTTAAATAACTGCGAGTAAAGTAAGTTACCCAACGTTGCATAGGTATCACTACCGCCAAACCTTTGGAAGTTCTCAAGTGCCGAACCGCCTAAATTAAGGTTAAGAAGCGTCTGCGCTTGTGTAGTACTATTTTTCGGGAATGGTAAACCTATTTTGGTACTTGCTTCCTTTTTATATTGATTAGATGAAGTATTGTTATTCACTACCCTCTTTTCAGTCAGCGATGGTCTTGCAGTTTTTTTGATGTTGGCTATAAATGCCTCATTTATACCGCCATTAGATACCCTGAATTTTATGGTCAGAAATCCATTAGCCGGGCATGGAAGCGTTGTAATCGTTTTCGTTTCCATGTTGGTAGTGTTCACATCATCCTCATAAAATGCGGATGTACTCCATGCAGTACCAGTTGTTGTCTTTTGGTAATAGTACACCGTAGAACCTGTATCTAATTTAATCTCAACAAGCATCTTACCTGTAACGGCTGCTTTAATCTGATAACCTATCTCCAAAATATCACCCGTTCCTACATCTCCACATGAGTTCGCTTGTAGGTCAGTATTACCCGTTCCTGATATTAATGTGGCACCGGATATACCGCTATTGCTATTCATTACAAAGCTACCACCCGAACCAATAGTACGGGTAAAGAAGTCAGGCACACCGCTTGTAATGATTGACATATTGCCATTCATTATAGTGTTACCTGCATAGTCAATATCACCCGTTAATACTATGGACTGATAACCCTTTGATATTGTCTTATTTTGGTCATTGTTAATGAAGTAGAATGGTGTGGTTGTATCATTCTGCCAGGGCTTGTAAGTCCTGTTAATGCTTACCGATAGCAATGTATCGGATGCAATAGAACTATCTGTACGAAATACCCTCAATGTATCTCCTGCCCTTTCATTAACGGATGCCATCCACCATTCACCGCCCGATTGAAATATCTGCGCCCCGTATGCCGTTGCAATCGTTTCAAGTACCTCATAGCAACTTTTAAAAGAGTAGTCATTATTCATCCATACGTTTGGCAGGATATAACTATTCCGAATGTGAGATACCGTTGTAGTTTGGAATTGTGCGTAATAGTTTACACACGAATTGATATAATAAGTTTCCGGGAACTGAATCGAATCAAAGCAATTCTTTAATATCCGCAGTATTAATTCACCCTCGTTTATGTTTGCGCTTGTAAATGGATAGGGAGTGCTTTTAAGTATAGCCAAGCCATCAACACAAATGATGTCTATAAAGTTTCTGCCCGTTGTGAATGGTACTTGTAAGGTATCCATAAATATAAACCCTTGCCACACAAAATAGGTCGTTCCCTGTGCGTATAGCTTAACGTAGTACTTTTTATCATCCGTTGTGAGAAAGTCCGGTAATGGGCCTGTAAAGTCGGTAAAATCGGCTCTAATGGTTAATGTAGTGGCAAGTATCGGGGAAAATGGATCATCGCCCGTTGCAAGGCAGTCAAGTACAAACGGGGAGGGGCCGGTACCTACTGAATAGGTTGTACCACTATACCCATTCTCCCATATTTCAGCAGTATATGTTAGTCCTGATTTGCTTATTGCTTGTAGGGTATATTTTTTACCGTATGGCATATTAGGTGGTTAATGCTCTGAATGAACTTGTACGTTTTTGGCTTATAAAGATGTCATTACCTGATATTCTGCCTTCTACTATCACTCTATTACTACCTCCCCCCATTTGTGCTGCCGATGCGATTATTGACCTCATTTGGTCAGGTCTTACTATGTGTTCTGTGCCGTGTAACATTACAGGGTAACCGGACTTCGGGCCGCTAACGGTACCACCTTCGGAGAAACCGAGTAATTTGCCGAACCCTTTTAAGAATCCACCTTTTCCAGCACCAGCAGTACCACCACTAACGGCTGATAATATCGCTTGGAATATTGCCGCCTTCGCTGCTGCAAGTGCGATGTCAATAGCTAACCGTTTGAACATATCGCCCAACGCTTGACCTATATTCTGCCCATTCATCATAGCGTTTGCAAGTCCATTTAAGCTATTCATAGCAGTATTGGTAAGGTTATTGGCTAACTCTAAATTAGCAACCCTTTGCTCCTCTATCTGATTACGTTGCAGCATTACCTGATTGAGTGCTGAATTGCCCTGTGTAGTTAGTTTAAGATTAGTTAGGTCTTTCCCCTTTTCTCTTTCCGGCATGATGGTACCTTGCCCCATCATTGCAAACTTGAGATTCTTGTATGCTTGTATCTGTCTTTCTAACTCTGCATTTTCTTCTTTTATTGATTGAACTTTTGGCTTTACTTTATCACCGCCTCCATCATCTGTTGTAAATGGTGCAACAGTATTTTGTTGAATGGTAGCATTTAAGAATTGCATTTGCTTGTTAATTTCTGCAATTCTTGCCCCTCTAACTGTTAATTTATTATTTAATTCATCAGTTGCATCTTTTTGTTGTTTTACTGCTTGAATATCATCTTTTACAAATTGAGTTCCGCTTGTTTGTGCGGCAAGTGCTTGCCCTCTCCAAGCAGTTGCCATTGCCATTTTTTCTTCTGCTGCAATTTTATCTTCTATTGCACCATTTTCTTGTTTTAACTTTTCTTCCATTAATTGCGTCAGCATATTGGAAGCTGCCTTTGCCCTTGAATTTTTAACGATGGCTTCAGTTAATTTATTATAGGCACTTGTACCTTTATTTGCAAGTAGTTCTTCATCGGTAAAATCTTGTAAATATGCGCCATAATTTGAACGCAAATCTTTAATTGCTTTTAATCTTGCTTGTAAAGGAACATTAGCATCTGTAGCAGTTTTGTATAATAAATCTAATTGTGATTGTTCTTTTGCTAAAATACCTACAAAATCATCAGTTTGTTTTTTAGCATCTTCGGTTGCTTTTCTAAAACCGAAAAACCTGCTTGTAAAGTTATCAAATCCCATACCTGCAATAGTTATTGCAGATGTTAATGCTGATATTGCTAATCCTGCCATACCAGCCGCCGGAAGGATATTGGTTAAGTTGTTCGAGATAGCATTAAATCCATACGGCAAATCCTGAATAACCCTACTAACACCTGTAAAGTCAGTACCCAACTTCTTTACCCCCTTCCCTGTATTGCCTGCTGCTTTCTCAACCCCGTCAAGTGAAAGGATAGTTTCCTTAATCGCTGCAATGGCTTTCTTATTGTCAGCACTAATTAATATTTCGAGTTTTTCCGGTGCCATTGCTTTATTTTAATGCTTCTGATAATTTCTTCATATTTTCGATAAACTGCTCCTGCGTCAATCTCTCCCCTCTATCCGGTTGTTCATCTGTTGACAAAGGTAAGAAATCTGTTATGCTTTTGCGCCCCTTCGTGTCGGTGTTGGTGCAGTACATCACATACGCTATCAACCTCGCCCTCTGCCATTCCGCTAACTGCTTCGCTTCATACGCTTTCCTGTAAAGCAAAAAATCTCGCCACCGAACCTGCCAAAACTGCTCAATAGTTAGGCCCGATTCAATGGCGAGAATTATTACCTCATCCCAGGTCTTATCCCTGTGGTTTAACTTTTTTTTTCTTCCTCCGGTACGTTTTTGTCAGCAGGTACATCTGGTACCATTGCTTTCATTGTGTACTGGATGAATTCAAGTACCTGCGAACCTGTGAACTGCAATCCACCCCCCTCATCAATCAACTGCGATGCTTCCCTTTCGCTTATCACCTTGCCGGCTCCCTCACTTGCCGCCTGCACCATTGTAATAACGTGCTTAAAGGTTAAGGACTGCCCATCGTACATTTCCAACATCTTACCTATTGGCAAGTTGCCATTCATTTCACAGAATCGGTGCATCGCCCAGTTATTCCAAAGTAAACTAACGCTGCCCGTTGAAGTTTTTAACTCAAATGTTACGGGCATAAATTAGTATGTCTTTGTTTGGGTAAGTGGAGCATTCTGTACCTGGAACTCCGCATCAAACTTCAGCAGGTCTTTGTCAGTAGCATCCAATGAAAGCGAAGTAACAAAGATATTACCGCTATACACGATGTCCCCTGATACAGCAACTGCAGGGCCGAAACGGGCAGGGATTGAATCACGGTTAACAAGCAGGGTATAAATCCTGTCATAGCTTTCACGGCTACCGCTGCCAGTTTGGTCAATGGCATTTCCACTACAACTGATTGTCTGACTTACGGCATTACCGGGAAGTTGCTCATCGCCACATTTACTATCAGCATCAATGGCATCACGGGTGATTTCCATTGAATTGGATGTAAGGCAAGCAACGGTCAGGAAAGTACCATTCCTGTCGAAGTCCAGTTGAAGGATTATGTCCCTCGCATTTACAAAAGTGTAACTCATATTTATTGTGTTTGACTGATTATAAATTCATACCGCAAAATTACACGAAAAGTGTTATCAAATGGATCAAGATCCTCCAAGTTAGTTACCGATGCCAAAACCACATTTTTACAATCCCATCCCACAGGTAACACCACCACCGTATCACTATTGACCGCACCCATCACCGCATCCGCTATTTGCTCCGCCCTCTTAAAGCCAAAGTTACTACTTTTAGTTGTTATATCTATGTTGACTGAAACCATGTTGATATACCCTTCCTTCCCTTGTTCCTGCCCGGATGTTCTGCCAGTTATAGTAATGTATTCAGCCGGCTCATTGGCAGGTACCATTGCATCGTACACATCAACATAGGTATATGCGGCCAGTTGGGTAACTAACCATTTCTTTATCTCTATGGCAGGGTTTTTCATTATCATGATGTCACCATTTTACAAATATTTGTGATCATTTCCGCAACAAGTTTTGAATCCGCTTAATTAGTTTCGGTCTTTCATCAAGATAGGCAGGTATTAGGAATGGTTGTGGCTTAATGCCGTTTTTCAATATAAAGTAGGCCATTCTTTCGGCTACCCTCAAATCTTCCGACAATCTTTGATCTCTATTTCCTTGCCTTCTTCTTGATTTTACCTTGTACGTTCCTGCTAACTTATTACGCCTTACATAGAGTAAAAGTGCAAGTATCATATCCCCGTAATCGCCTTTACCTTTCCCCTTGAATTGTGCAGCATAGGCAGCGAATCCATTATGTATCGGGTGGCTCATTGCCTTTTTCTTTGTGCCGAACTCTACATAAGCAGCATACCCAATATCCGAATAAACTGATTTCATTAACGGCTCACCGATGTTATGCTTTATGCTTTGCCGTAACTTACCAAAGTTAGCAGGTGCCATCCGCTTTGCATTGCGCTCAATGTTCAATGCGGATGCATTCATCTCTTTATTAAGACCTGGCCCCATCCTTTCAGCAGCAATGTCAAACATCTTTCTGACCGCCTTGCCCCCCACTAAATTCATGCTGAATTCGGCCATTACTTAAAGATTTGTATTTCCAAATATTCATCCTTATTCTCCACATTCGTAATAGAATGGATGCTATATTGCTCACCACCTATCTCTAATCTGTAGGTTTGATCGATTGTAAGGGGGTAGCGCACGAATACAGTAGCGGATGCCGTGTAACTTACCTGCGCTGCAATCAAAGACCGGCTATCACCAAGCGGAATAAACATACCCCAAATGGTGGCAGTATTCGCATAGGTAACCGTATAACCCCCCTCACCATCGCTCACCTGTGTAGGTTGAAGTACACCAATCGGCTCATGCAGTAGTTCTGCTGACAGATAATTCGGTCTTGTTCCCTTTAACCTCATAGTATTGGCGATTGACGGGTGAACTGCTGACAGGCTCTCCATGCTTGCTCACAAATACCAGTACCCTCATTTTCGGCTCCCCTATTCTCGTACATATAATTTAATTGGTCAAGTATGGCATCTTTTAAGGCAGCAGGGACATGGGTATATCCTACCGTATATTCTGCCCTCATATTATCAATCTCTGGAAAAGTAATTCGGGGATAATTACCGCCTATGATTCGTTTGTCGGTAAGTACGGTACCGGTATAGTCATCGTACAAAGTAATCGCTGAAGTAATAGGGCCGTATGGCAACTGATACGCACCGCCCTTATTGCTGAACCACACCTTTACCTGCTTTGTTATAATGCTGATACCTGCTGCATCTTCGATTATCTTCCTCGCAGAACTAATCATACGGGCAATCATAGCATCTTCGCTTGTATGGCTAACCCTAATGTATAGCTTTGCTTCCGCAAGTGTCACCGGCTCCGCATAGCTTACCTCTGTGATTTGCGAATCTATTGTATAAGAGTAGTTACCCATTGTTCAAAGTTTATTAATTTATCATGCGGCCTTAACTCATCTGCTCTGTCAAATGCCGCCCTACTGCAAAGTTCGTAATTATTCACCACATTTTGTATAGCCTTCACCCATTGATGAGGTCGGTCAGGACTGCAATAGATACCTGCATCCCCACAATTCTCACGCAGCGCAGGTAAATCACTTACAATGCAAGGGATCCCCGATGCCATTGCTTCCGTTGCCGTTCTTCCCCAACTCTCATACTGCGAAGGCATCAAAAGTATCTTTGTGCGCTTGTATGCATTCCTAATATCTGGCTGATTCGCCAAAAAGGTTACATTTTGTAACCCTTTGTAAATCTGTTCCCCATAGCCGCCCTGTACTGCCAAGAACTTGTATTCCGGCATCATTTGTGCCACCTGGTAGAATAGTTCCGCCCCCTTATTCCTGTTAAGATTAATGAGTGTTATTTCTTCCCCACTATCAACCCTATAATGGTCAATATTCACCGGTGGTTGAAGGATGAATGAATTGTTCGGATACTTGCCGTGTTCACTTCCCCAATGGGAATTGTAAACCACATTTATATGCTGATTCCGCCTAACGGATATGTAATTAAAAGTATTGTGAGCAAACCATACGGCCGGCTTCTTTGTCTTTTTGCAATCCTCTGCCACATCTGCTGCAAAGTCTAATTGAGTGAAAATTACATCTGCCCAATCATGGTGAAAATACCAATCATGTGAGCGATTAAAAACGGGTATTCCTTCGTACTCGTAGTACTCATTGTTCATTGCGGAGGTCATGACCTTGACGAGATGGCCACGCGCCATTAACCATTTGTTGATTTCGTGAGCGTTCCACTCCGACCCTGACTTCGCCTTTGGGAGATATTGCTGCACGTGCCACAATACACGCATTTTTGGCTGGTTTTCGTTCACGCTTTTTCATAATAATAAAGGGGGAGAGTTTCCCCTCCCCCCTCATTGATTTTAGATAGTAGCGAAGATAGCGGAGTTAGGAAGCATCAAGTTGATGGCTTCGTAACATTCAATCCGGGCAGTAACCATGTTGGTAACGAAGTTGTTTTGATCTTCGTAAGACAACTCAATGTTAACGCCGTTCACTTCAACTCTCTCCAGGTAGTTAGCATCGAACAGGAACGCACGGCTATTAGGTACCCAGTTGCAACCAACGATAGGTACACCTGCAATGTTTAATACTCCTGCTTGACCGACTTGCAATCCACCGGCTCCCATGTAGTAACCATTGGTGAATGATTCATTCAGCAACAAAGACCATGTAGCGTTTGAAACGAATACAACGGATGCGCTGAAATCACCTGCACGCAAGTTGCCAATCAACTGGATAATATCACCCAAGTTAGTGGCAGCGGAAGTAGTAGTAGAACCGGTAGCGGCACCTGAAACGGTAGAGAAGAAAGAAGCGTTTTCTGCACGGAAGAAATCACGAGTCAGCAAACGAGGTAAAGTTTGGCTCATGAAAGGCAGAGATGCGAGCATCTGACGGCTGAATTTGCTGAAACCAGCGATGAACTGATTTACAGTTTTAACCTCGGTCAGAGAGTAATCGTTCTCACGCTTGAGTGATCCTTCGAGTTGTGCAGCGATGTTGTTGGCGTTACCTGCTGCCTCACGATAAGTAACATACAAACCGGTAGGGCTTTGAGTGGTAGGCACGAAATCCCGGAAGTTAACCAACTGTGCAGGGTTGATTGCTTGACGGCTATTGTAAGTCGCAACGCTATCACCGGACAAGTTAGAAGCAAGAGTAATTGTCTTTACTTCAGGCAGTTCGAGGTGAAGGCGGCCGTTCTTTCTCATTTCAGCTTCGATGTTAACTCCTTCGAGTTTCTCGGCAAGTGCTTCGCTGAATGATTTGCCTTCGGGTTGACCTTTCTTAACTTTAGTGGTCAGGGCATCGAATTGAGATTGCATAGCATCTTTGAACTCTTTAAGTTCAGCAGCAGTTGCAACTGATTCGAGTTTGCTTTGAAGTCCGGCTACAACGGATTTAGCTTCAGCAGCATCGGTTTTTGCATTGGCAGAGTTTGCCAGTACTTGCGTAAGGTTATCACCGATAGATTTTACCTCCGCAGCGATTTGTTCTTGTGTCATTTTACAAGTGTTTTAAATCTGTTATTTAATTGTTTGAGTGCATCCAATACAACAGTTGATTCCGGCTCGACTGCTTTCG